GCGGGAAAATTACGCGGTTGGGATCGGGATGCCGTGCATGGCGACTATCCCGTGGCAAACGGCGCTGTCGTTAGCGCGCACGACGCATCTGGCTGCCGCGGGCGGGATACCATTCAACTTGCACGTCGTTGCCAATTCGTCGTTAGTTACAATCGCGCGGGACGTGATCCTGGAGAATTTTCTGTCAGGGCAGGGACATTTCCTGTTCTGGATTGACAGCGACGTGGTGTGGCAACCAGCCGATTTCGTTCGGGTACTGCGGCTGACGAAGGAACTGGGGCTGGTGTCGGGGGCGTATCCGATCAAGCGCGATCCGCCCGAGTGCATTATAAACATGACGGAGCCCGCCCCGCCCTCGCAGCACGGGTGCGTCGCGGTGGACGGCATGGGCCTTGGGTTTACGTGCATTCGGCGCGATCTGGTTGAAGCGTTCGCTGCTACCAAAGAACGTATGCACCACGCAGGGAATGACCGAATGATCCTTAACGCGTTTCGCGTGGACACGAAGACGCACACTGACGGATCCGTACATGCGCGCGGGGAAGACGGAGCGTTCTTCGACGACATGAAGGTGCTCGGACATCAAGCGTGGTTCGACCCCACGATTAGTTTAGGACACGTTGGCTCGAAAGAATACCGCGTCGAAATGCAGGAAAGTTCGCAACCTTTGGCCCTCGCGGCCGCGTAATACGGAGACAGTATGGCCGACAACATTCAGGAAGTTCACAGCTTTACCGCTAGCGAGACTGCCGCCAGCAACGCGCTTGTTTCGACGGGGCCGATTTTGATCCACAAAGTTGTGATGCAAAACACCAACGGCTCCAATGTGGTGTCCGTGTTGCTGTACGACGCGGCGACCGCGACGGGCACCGCAAAAATTGGGCTGACGACAAACGCTGTCGCGGCGGCGTCCGCGAACTTTGAAGTCTACCACGAAGCGAATTTCGACCCTCCGGTTCGGTTTCAGGTCGGTTTGTCTTCGACGATTGCCGGCGCGAATCCAACGTGCCGCGTGTACTACAGCCGATAACCAACCAGGAGCGTGCAATGCCACAGTTCTACTTTCGGTGCAACATGAACGTCAAAGCCCCGCTGCTCGTTTTGAATACGCAGTGGGAAGCGGACGAAATGCGGACCAACCCCGCCTACGACCCCGTAGACGAGGACGGATTTCCGATCGTCCTGCCGGATTTGGAAGTTCCAGCAACTGCGTAAGAGGCTGATTTGTCCACCCCACACGGAATAGATCGCAGCGGCGTTGCTGGCGGGACCGGCACGACTGGCATGTCTGCGGCGTTGAACGAGCTGGCCGATCCGGATAAAGACGCCATTCCGTTTTGGGATGACTCGGCCGGGGACTTTGTGTGGGTCGGCGCGACCGGTATAGAAACACCAACCGATGGTGTGTTTCTGGTTGGGGACGGCACGAACTGGGTGAAAAAGAGCGGGGGAGAGGTACAGGGGCCAAACGAAAATGGAACCTCTCGTTTAGACCGCGACAGCGCGACTGTCATTAGTTTGGGCGTCGGCCAAATTCCACTGAAAGTTTCCGGCGTATGGATGATGCGGCGCTTAACCGCGGCCGCTACCGCAAGTAATGGCGGGTTGTCGGCAAGTACGCTCTATTACGTTTATGCAGCAGACAGTTCCGGCAGCACAGCGCTGGAATTTTCCACGACCGCGCCGACGACGGACACAACGTTCGGCGTTCGCATCAAGACCGGGGACGCTACCCGCACTCTCGTTGGGCGGGTGGTCACTACGTCCGCCAGCCAATTCGTGAACGACGTTAGCGCGGCCCTCGGCGTTGTCAGTTGGTTCCGTCCAAAGCGCTACGTGCGGGTGGATTACAGCCTTTTTGGGCCGGACACCTACCAAGCGGTAGACCAAGCGGGCACCAGTTCGGCCTATGCGTGGCCGGGTAACTCGCTGACCTCTAGCACATCCCCTCAACTCGCCCTCGGCGGCGGGGCGAGGATTGCCTATGCGTTGTGGTCTGTCCAATATCAGAGCAACAACATTGGCAATGCAACGCGACTCGTTCACTTTGACAGTGGCCCTACGAATATCACCGAAATTACCGCGTTTGCGACTGACCCGGCGCCGGGCACCCCAGTCAATTTTAATGTTGACGTAACTTCCGCGTTGCAAGCATTGCAAGACTCATTGACGGTTACTAAAGGCTTTGGCTGGCAAACTCTGTGCGTTAACACAACTGCGCTCCGGTATTATTCGGTGAGTTTGCACGTAACCTACGAATTGACTGACCCGTTCTAATTAAGCGCAGACCAGCTAACGAGCGCCACTACTATGCCCGCATACGGCCAAACCAGGTTACAGATCATCAATGCCGTACTCCCGCGCATGCGGGAGAGCACGGTGGCTACGTCGTCCAGCACGATTTACGCGTCGCTGGTGGCGTCCGTCCTGAACGTCATCAAGGCGCAGATCGAGTCCGCGTGGCAGTGGCGGAACCTGCGCGACACGTACACAATCACGGTTACGCCCGGTGTCACGTCCTACGCGCTGACCGGTTCCGGCCAGTTCGCGCAAATCATGGACATCTGGAACCGCACGACCAACCGGGAGTTGGACCGCGGCACGACCCGAGGCTTCAACGAGAAGTTCTTCGGTGTCACAACCGTTCAAACGGGTGATGTGGCAGAATACAACGTAGCCGGGCTCGATGCGAGCTACGACGTGCAGATTGACACCTGGCCGAACGTCACCGCCACGAACACGCTGAAAGCTAATCTGTACGTGCCCGCCGCCGATCCAGCGGCTGACGCCACGGTCGTTCTGGTCCCGAACCAGGTGCTGATCGAGGGTATGGTCGCTTACCTGTTGGCCGAACGCGGGGATGACAGCGGGACCGCGGTGCAGATGCAAGTAGCAATTTACGAGCGCATGTTAGGTGATGCTATCGCTGCCGAGATTGGTCAAGATAGTTCTGAGGCTGACTGGAATCCCGTCTAACCCGTGGCAACGCTCCGTTCCAAGACCATCAAGTATCCGGGCGCGTATGGCCTGAATACGATCGAGACGACGCTCGGTGACGAAGCGACCCGTTTCGGCACGGCTGTCACGAACGGGGTTGTAGACAGCGCGGGAAAGTTGGCGTCGCGGCAGGATTTTGTCAATCAGACCTCCGGTTTCAGCCAAACAATCAAGGCGGTTTTTGCGTGGCGCCAAACGAGCGGCGCGGAAGTAATTTTGTCGGCTGCGACAGACGGGGTAGTGTACTCGGGTACGTCGACGCTGACATCCCGATGGCCGTCGGCATCGACTTCTGCGAACATACAATTTGCGGTGTTAGGAAGCAACGTGTTCCTGGCATGCGCGGGAATGGTGTTCAAGGCGCTGGATGAAGCGTACGCGTCCCCCTCGCTAACAGGCGCGGCGTCGAATTTCACCAGCCCGAATGTAGTGATTTCGGCCTACGGTCGGGTGTGGACCGCAGACGACGCCTCGAATAAGTACACAATCTGGTGGTCGAACTTGCTGGATGGAACGGTGTGGAACTCGGGGGACGCTGGGTTTCTCAGTGTCCGGGAAGCGTGGCCGAAGGGGCAGGACTCGATTGTCGCGCTGGCCGCCGCCTTCGGACGGTTTGTGATATTTGGCCGGAAGTCGATACTGCTCTACACCCTACCGGCGGACAATAACCCCGCCAACATGGTGCTGACGGATGTGGTGGAAGACTTGGGGTGCGTTGCGCGGGATAGTGTTCAAGTCACTGACACCGGCATTTACTTCCTGAGCGACGCGGGGATATACCGCATTGACAAGCTGGGCCAGACGACGGCCCTGTTGGCGACCCCGCCGATTTCGCAACTTTACAACGATGACGTGCTGACGCAGATCGCGGCGGAAACGGCGACGAACATTCGGTCCGGGTTTTACCCCACGGAAGGCTATTACGTGTTGTCCTTTCCAACACCTAATATCTCGTTTTGCGTTCACACCCGCAAGCCGATTCCGACGGTTGACCGCCCCGTTGCGACGCGCTGGACTAACGTAGGTCGACCGTTTTACGGATTCACGTTCGACAAAGACCGCAATTGGTACAGCGGGGGCGTGAACGGCGTCCACAAGTACTCCGGCTATACTCCGGACGGGGCCAGCAACGCATACACGCTGACATGGACCGGGCAGTGGCACCCGTTTGAAGACGAGTCGAGGTTGAAGCACGCCAAGAGTATGACGGCCGTGATCGAGACGGATTCCGAGCAGACCGGCACGTTTGAGTGGAAAACAGACTACCTCGCTGGAACTACACGGAGCAACGCGTTCACATGCGATGCTGTAGAGTTTGCTGAAGCCCCCGGCGTCGGGCATGTCTCGATGCAGATCGGAGGCTCGTTCAAAGTTATCCAGCCAAGTCTGTCGTTCCCCATCAACGGCGACAAGGTGACGATTCACCAACTGCGGATGTACGCAACCCCCGGCGCGGTGAAGAATGGATAAAGTGATTCGGGCTGGTGTCTCACGGCGCGACGTGATGGGCATCCTGGTGCGCTCCGAGCGCCCCGAGGAAGCGCAGCGCGCGCATCAGTCGATCGCGTTTCTGGACCAGATTCCAGATTACGACCCCGAGGCTATCGGGCTGTTCATCAACGGAACGGCGAT